CGGGTGCCGCCGCGCCATGTCGTGGGCGTTCAGCGCCGTGGTGTATTTGAGGATCGCCTTTTCGATTTTGGAGATCTGCTTTTCCAGAAGCTCTATCAGTTCAAGCATTTCAGAAATCCCCCGGCGCGACCTGGAGGCAAACGATATCGTTCCTGCGCCACATTTGGACCACAGAGAAACGATCCTCGAACGTCATGAACGGTTTGACGCGCGCCTCGTTCATCCACTGCTGTTTCAGATCAGTGTCGGGTGTGTGGTCATGGGCCGGGCGCATTTTCAGGGGAACATGTTTCATCCCGTGCAGCGCCAGCCATTTCTCAGTTTTCACGCGGACGGTGTCGATCCTGCCGGTCCAGATCTCCACGTCATAGCCCTGCCTCACCAGGGAGCGCAGCAGGGCAATGACAGGGTTGTTCGGCTTATCGCCATCACAGGCATTGTGGAAGGCTTTCCAATCTTTCTTCTCGCCGTGGATGAAATGCACCCGGTGTTCGTTCAGGGCCAAGGTGCCGTCGAGATCGAAGATGGCCAGCTTCCGAGCCTTCCCCTTGCGCTGCAACCTATCAACGTCGCTCTGCACACCGTCGCGCTGTTTCATTTCACGCCTGATCTTGGCTTGACTAATGCGCATTGGGAAACTCCTGTTCTCTGGTGGACCAGTATTCGGCGCACAGGATGAATTTTTTCGGATCAGGATCGAAGCCGTTCACCATTTGGCCAGATGCAGCGTACCGCCAGGCCGTTCCGATAAGGATGTTTGCGATCAGGCTCGCGGCTTCATCCGGTTTTTCACTGGCCAAGCCCGAAATGTTGCCAATGAATTCGCTGCACACGTCCGCAAGCATTAATTCAAAGTCATTCGCGTGTCGGCGCGTGTCGGCGGTAATCTTGAACTTGTCGTTGGCTGGTACGTCATCCAGTTCCATCGGCTGATCCTTTCATTTCGTGCTGGAAGAAATCGAGCAAAGATTGCTCTGTCACGTTCAGGTAGTCGGCCTGATGGGGGTAGACCAGCGCGGCAACCAGAAATGACTGATGTTGGACCATGATACCCAGCGGGTGCAGCATGTCTTCAAACATGATTTCATCGTGACCGTTTATCGTGACTTTGAAATCACCAGCTACTCCTTTCCAGCAGCCTTCCATTTCGCTCAGCTTTTCAGCGCCCATTTTGAACGCGGCCCAATTCAGAACCAAGCTCCAGAGTGGGTTTATCGGTTTCATAGTTTTTCCAATCGTGTCGAAACACATTGTATTTGGTTGAGGTGATGATACTGATTGATTACCGCCCTCCTTTCAGATCGTTGGTGCGGGAATGCCGGGGAGCCCAGGTTGGAAGCGGGGCTCCCCGGTTTTTTATGGGTTAAGATCCTCAAGTTCCTCCGGTGGGATATGTGCGGATGAACTGGATTCCAATAGCATCTGAAATCTTCTCACAATACAGCCCGCCGCACCAGGTCTTTGCGTGTCGCTGATTATACTGTATTTGTCACCAACATGGGACAGGAAAATATACACACAGAAAGAAAGGCCAAGTAATGGCAGCAGCACCGAAACAAGCGTGGCCAGCGGATAAGATCAAACGCAGGAAGGTTGCGGAACTCGTCCCATATGCCAAAAACGCCAGAACGCACAGTGACGAACAGATCAGTCAGATTGCAGCGAGTATCAGGGAATGGGGTTTTACAAACCCTGTACTGATAGATGAGGACAGCGGAATTATTGCCGGGCATGGCCGCGTTCTTGCTGCTCAACTGTTGGGTATCAAGATTCTGCCCACCATGACCGCGACGGGCTGGACCGATACACAGAAGCGCGCCTATGTGCTGGCTGACAATAAGCTGGCCCAGAACGCAGATTGGGACGATGACCTGTTGAGAGAAGAACTTGATGGTTTGAAGGGTTTGGAATTCGATTTGGATATCATCGGGTTTGATGAAGGAGAACTGGAAGATCTTCTGAGCGATGGTGAACCACCTAAACAAGTAGGCGCGTTGTCGGAACGGTTCCTTATTTCCCCGTTCTCGGTACTCAATGCCCGTGAGGGGTGGTGGCAGGACAGGAAGCGGGGTTGGCTTTCTATGGGTTTCAAAAGTGAATTGGGACGCGACATAGACCCGACCAACGTTCCAAAGAATCCACCGGCCTACATGGCAGACAGGGGAAACAACGAAGGCGGGAGCATCTTTGACCCGGTACTGTGCGAACTGATCTACACATGGTTTTGCCCACCCGGCGGCGTGGTTCTTGATCCATTTGCAGGCGGATCGGTGCGCGGCATCGTTGCTAGTGCCACGGGGCGCAAATACTTCGGCGGTGAACTACGCGGTGAGCAGGTTGAGGCAAACAGGGTTCAGGCTAAGGAAATTTGCGATGACTCGGTGCCTGTATGGGAACAGGGCGACAGCAGGGGTATAGACAAGATCTTCCCCAACGTGACGGCTGATTTGTTGTTCTCCTGCCCGCCTTATGCTGATCTGGAAGTATACAGCGATGACGCCGCCGATATTTCCAATATGGATTATGAGGATTTCCTCAAGGCATACCGCACCATCATCCGTAAAAGCTGCGCTTTACTGCGGCCAAACTCGTTTGCCTGTTTCGTTGTGGGGGAAATACGGGACGCCAAAGGCAACTATCGGAATTTTGTGGGGGACACAGTTGAAGCATTCCGCGCCGCCGGGATGAATTTCTACAACGAGGCTATCTTAGTAACTGCGGTTGGTTCCCTACCGATCAGGGTGACCAAACAGTTCAAGGCCGGGCGTAAGTTGGGAAAAACGCATCAGAACGTTTTGATCTTCGTGAAGGGCGACGGCAAGAAAGCGGCGGACGCCTGCGGCACAGTAGAGGTCCACGTGCCAAATTTTGGCGAAGGTGATCTGGGAGAGGAACTGTGAACCCCCCAAAGACATCGTTCCACAACGGGGTTTTTGTGGTTCGGGATGATCTGTTCCCTGGCGGTACAAAGGCCCGGTTCTTACCACATCTGTTCGAGGGCGCGGATGAAGTCGTTTATGCCAGCCCAGCAGAGGGAGGCGCACAGACAGCGCTGGCACATGTCGCCAAGGCGCTAGGCAAGCGCGCAACCATATTCGTGGCCAAGCGCGCAAAGCCTCACAACAGGGCATTTGAAGCGAAGCGGGTAGGGGCAAAGGTGTTGCAGGTCAGGCCCGGTTATCTAACGGTCGTGCAAAGCAGGGCTCGGGAGTACTGCCGCAGGACCGGCGCGAGGCTTATTCCGTTCGGGGTGAACATGCCATACGCCATAGAAGCTATATCAGCCGCTGCACGGGCGGTTGACTTCGATCCTGATGAGGTTTGGTGCGCCGCAGGGTCAGGAGTGCTGTCTCGCGGCCTCTCCGACGCTTGGCCTGATGCAAATATCAACGCTGTTCAGGTAGGACGTGGGCTGACTGCTAAGGATGTTGCAGGCGCTAAGATACACATCCACCGAATGAAGTTCAGGGATGAAGCACGTAACCAAGTCCCCTTCCCATGTGATCCCCACTATGACGCCAAGGCGTGGGATATGTGTATGACAAACAAGGGTATCGGGAAAGTATTATTCTGGAATGTGACTGGTCCGGCGCAGCCTTAGACGTTGCAGATATGGGCTGACAGGCTTTCGGGTGTGACGGCATAAATCATCGTCCTACCGTCCCCACTGCCAGAAGCCTTGGCTTCTTCGAAAGTGTCGTGTTGTAGTACCACACGGGTCGCAACACGACGCCCTCTGACAGACGTGAACAGTTTAGCGTTATCAAAGCACGATTGTTCATATGGGGTTGAGCATTTCATGTGAGGTCTCCTTGATGCTGTCGAGACGATACGTGATGTATACCGGGACACAATAGGCAAACTGTCCTCAATAGAGTAATAATCATCCTTATCATAAGCGCATAGGAGCGGAACAATGGCTAAAGCAGCACCAAAAAAAGGAAAGGGGGGGCAGAGACGTCCAACCGTAGACGACATGGAACCGATCTTCGATGCGATGGCAGAAGGGGACTCCTTGCGTAAGGTATGCAAAAGGATGGGCCTGCATACACCAACAACTCATACATTCATCCACGACAACGACGATCTTCGTGAACGGTACACACACGCGCGCGAATTACGTGCTGAAGTCTACGCAGAGGAGGCTTTGACAGTGACTAAGGCTTCGGCGTTGGGTCAGCAATTTCAAGGAAAACTGGTGAAGGCGGATGGTGCTCGCGCATATCTGGACGCGATCAAATGGGCAGCGGGACGCATGGCTCCCAATTCTGGTGAGATACGGCGCGTGTCTTTTGAGAATTTAAGCGATGACGAAATCGAATTAAGACTGGCGAGGTTGGAGAAATCTGATGTTGAGCCGAAACCAAAAAATTGAGCGCATATTACTTCTTGAGGAACTTGATCGCCGCGCCGGTATTAAATTCTCTATGGAGGAGCGCGCGC